GAAGATCATAAACAACGGCGCTGACTACGTGATAATAAATTATGACGGACTAGCTATCGTCGAAGAAACAATCGCCAACGGAGGCTTTGACTTAATAATTGTAGATGAAGCCACGCACTATAAGAATCCTCAAACTGCTAGATGGAAAACCCTTAATAGGTTAATCAACCCTGACACTTGGCTGTGGATGATGACAGGTACTCCTGCGGCACAAAGTCCTCTTGATGCATATGGACTAGCTAAACTAGTTAACCCGACTAGCGTACCTAGATTCTTTGGTTCTTTTCGCGATAAGGTCATGCGAAAGGTTACTAACTTTAAATGGGTACCCCAAGAAACTGCTACAGAGACGGTATACAACGCGTTACAACCTGCTATACGTTTTACAAAAGATGAATGTCTTGACCTACCACCTATGGTGTACGTTAAGCGTGAGGTGGAGTTAACACGTCAGCAGAAGATGTATTACAAAGAACTTAAAGATCGCATGGTTATGCAAGCATCGGGTGAACAAATAACTGCGGCAAACGCGGCTGTCAACATGAATAAGCTACTGCAAATATCTAGTGGCGCAGTGTACACAGATAACGGTGGGTCTTTAGAGTTTGATATTAAGCATAGGTATAAAGTATTGCGCGAAGTAATAGATGAGTCTAGTAAGAAAGTATTAGTGTTCGTACCGTTCAAGCACACCATAGACATACTTACTAATAAGCTACGTGAAGACAAGATATCTACGGAAGTAATACGTGGTGATGTAAGCGCACCCAACCGCACTAGGATATTTAAACAATTCCAAGAGCAAGATGATCCAAAGGTGTTGGTAATACAACCTCAGTCAGCGGCACATGGTGTTACGTTAACAGCCGCTAACACTGTAGTGTGGTGGGGGCCGACAAGTTCGTTAGAAACCTACGCGCAAGCTAACGCTCGTGTGCATAGATCGGGACAAGACCATAAATGTACCATTGTTCAGTTGCAAGGTTCTAACGTAGAAAAGCGCGTTTATACGCTGTTAGACAGTAGAATAGACGTACACACACGGATGATCGATCTTTACAAAGAAATACTTGACTAGCCCACCAATACCCACTAAAGTGTCTATCTCGTCAACGATTGGAGGAAATATGAGTACTAATTTAACCCCCCAAAGACTTACCGAGACTTACTTAAAGATTAAGGCGAAGAGAGCGGAACTGTCGGCAGAGTTTAAAGATAAGGACTCTGAACTTGCGGATAACCTTGAGATAGTAAAGAGAGCGTTACTCAAGTACTGCGAGGATGAAGGTGTAGAAAGTGTGAAGACATCGGCAGGGATGTTTTATAGGTCAGTAAAGACTAGGTACTGGACTAGTGATTGGGAGTCTATGTACAAATTTGTTATGGAGAACGAAGTACCAGAGTTCTTTGACAAGCGCCTTAACCAAGGTAATGTTCGGCAGTTTTTAGAAGATAACCCTGACCTTGTACCTAGAGGTCTTAACGTAGATTCAGAATACGCAGTCGCGGTAAGGAAAAAATAATGAAAAAGAATGAAAAGTTTGTGCCTATGGAAGAGCTAGCAGAGCATTTCGCTGTGTCGGTATCAACCATACGAAGTTGGATACGTAAGGGGCACATACCCCCTCATGCCTTTTTAAAAGCTGGCCCCACCTACAGATTCAAAATTTCGGATGTTACTGACGCGTTAAGGGCTAGAAAGCCTGTAAAGACTGTAGGTTATGGCGTCCAAAAAGAAGCTGAAGAGAAGGTGTCTAGCTACTTATCAGATAAAGTCGAACCTACTAGCATAGAAGAGTTATTCGACGAGGATATGTAGCGTGCGCCGAATTAGTTTGCACGGTAGTAAGTTTTCTGTTGTGGATAATTTAGAAACCGCTATTATAGGAAACCCTCATAAGGATATTATAATAGTTAACGCGGCTCCGGTATCACGCTCATATTTTGAGAATGCATACGACCCTAACAGGTCATCAGCGCCTACGTGTTGGTCACCGGATACGACTAGACCTTCTGAAGATGTAGCACAAGAGAATAAGCAAGCGACTCGTTGTATGGATTGCCCACAGAACATACGTGGGTCAGGCGGTAACCGAGGACGTGCTTGCAGGTTTGCCCAACGCCTAGCTGTAGTGTTTGAAGAGCAGTTAGATAAGGTATACCAATTACAGTTACCTGCCACGTCTATATACGGTAGAGGTAACAACGGACACATGCCTATGCAAGACTACGTTAAATTTTTGTCTAGCAGAGGTTCTGTAGCAACTCGCATAGTAACGCGAGTATATTTTGATGAGAGAAGTTCGATCCCTAAACTTTATTTTAAGCCGATACGATCACTAACCGAAGATGAGATACACAAGGTTTCAGAGTTAAAGAATCACCCCGACACACTCAAGTCAATAAGTTTGGATGTGTATGCGGAACCTAAGTCTCCATTTTCAAGCGTAGAAGGTTTTGAATTAAACGCAACCAGTAAAGGAAATTAGTATGAGTTATATTATTGAAAACGTAGAAATACTTTACCCACGAATTAACCAACCGTATAAGTTTGACCAAGCGGCAGGTGAAAACGGTAAGAGTGTACCTTGTGACCCATTTGATGACGGCGCTAAATACGAGACTAAGTTTCGTATGGATAAAGACCAAGCCAAGGCTCTCTATGGGCAGATGGACGCCGCTTACCAAAAGTCTAAAGAGAAAGGCTGGCCTGAGAAGATTGACTTTCCGTTCGAGAAGCAAGAGGATGGTTCTTTTGTAGGTAAGGCAGTGCTCAAAGCCGCATACGGGAAGGACGCTACTAATCCTCCGAAGCAGTTCGATGCTAAGAGTAAAGAGTTACCAGAAGACTTTAAGTTAACCACAGGCAGTACCGCTAATGTCGCGGTTACTTTCTACCCTTACAATATGCGTGATGCAGGTGTATCTGTTCGCTTACGTGCTGTACAGGTTATCAAGTACCTACCTATGGAAGCCGCCTCCCCGTTCGGTGTTGTAGCGGATGGATTTGAGATGGATAGTGATAACCCATTTGAAACTGTTTCCCCCGTAGCTGAAGCACCTAAAGCTGTAGTATCTGATGACTTGTTTGGAGATGATACCGCAGAAGAAGTTCCTGTAGAACAACCAAAGAAAACCGCTAAGAAGAAGTCCGTAGCACCAAAACAAGAAGACAAAGACTTAGCATCCATCGTTGATAATTGGGACGGCTGAAACCTAACCCCCCTAACTTAAATAATCAGTAGCTAGGACAATTTTCCGAAAAGGGTGCGTCTGCACCCCTGCTACCTTACCTCTCGGATGCGGATATGAATACTAAATCATTTTTGCAAAGAGCTTTAGCTAACAGCGGTACCTACTGTATTTGGGCGCATAATAAAAAAACTGAGCGCATACACCAGAAGTTTTATCCAACTGTAGATCAGTTAATAGATAAGGCGGACGAACTAAATACAGAGGGCTATGATTGCTACTTCGCTCTTGCAACATTTAAAGAACCTACCTCACGGAAGGTTACGAACGTACACAAGCTACAGTCTTTCTATTTTGATATAGACTGTGGAGATGTTAAGGACAAGGAAGACAAGGGGTATCTTACACAAGAAGACGCCATAGTAGCCCTACAAGACTTCTGCAAAACTCTAAGTTTACCTACCCCTGTGTTAATTAATTCTGGTAGAGGTGTACACGTATACTGGAACTTGTCCGAGCCTATAATATATGATGATTGGTTCCCTGTGGCTACTAGGCTAAAGGCTCTTACCAAGACGCATGGGTTGGTTTGCGATCATTCTGTTACCTCCGATGCGGCTAGGATACTACGTATACCTTCTACGCATAACCACAAGACTACTCCCCCTACGGAAGTAGGATACTTCGGTAACACTAATCAGAGCCTAGTTAACTTCGATGCTTTCTCTGAACTGCTTGGACATGATTCGATACAGTTCCCGAACGTATGGTTGAAGAGTTTAGCGCCGTGGTGCAAGGGCTATACAATAACAGGGAAAATTACTTTACTGACATTATCGCTAAGACTGGTAAGGGTGAAGGCTGTGCTCAGATAGCACATGTACTAAAGAACCCTAACGAGGTTAGTGAGCCTCTATGGTTTGACGCTGTGTCTATTATTAAACACTGTGTGGATGGTGGTAGGAAGGGCGCACATAAAATATCAAAAGGTTATGAGGGTTACGATCCTGATGAAACTGATAGTAAGTATGATACAACTAAACATGTTCACAGGTGCGAGACATTTAACGACAACAGACCCGATGTGTGTACAGAATGTAAGCATTGGGGGAAGATTGGTTCTCCTATAGTACTAGGGCAACGCATAAAAGAAGCGGATGAAGAAGACAATGTAGTGTCATTGGAAACGGACTCAGGGGGTAGCGAGGTGTATACCATACCGCCATTCCCCAAACCTTATTTCCGTGGGGCTACTGGTGGGGTATACCTACGTACCAAGACAGAAGACGGTGACATAGACGAGAGACTGGTTTATCACAACGACTTATACGTAGTTAAGCGTATACAAGACGTAGAATCAGGCGAGGGTATAGTCATGCGACTTCATTTGCCTATAGATGGAGTTAGAGAGTTTACTGTCCCACTTACTGCGGTTACTTCTAAGGAGGAGTTTCGTAAGCATATGGCTACACATGGGGTGGCAGTTACTAAGATGGATGACATTATGAATTATACGACTAGATGGGTTGACGAGTTACAGGCTACTACGGCTACTCAACACGCACGTAGGCAGTTTGGTTGGACGGGAGAAGACTTTAAATCTTTCGTGCTAGGAGACAAGGAAATATTTGCAGACCGTACGGAATCAAACCCCCCATCTACTCCCACTAGAGATTTGTTTCATGCCTTTGAACCTAGAGGCACGTTAGAAGAGTGGAAGGAAATGGTTGCGTTCTACAACCGTGACGGGTTTGAGTTGCACCAGTATATAGTAGCGACTAGCTTCGGTTCTCCGCTAATGGCGCTGTCTCCCATAGCATGTTCGGGGTTTCATGTGCATAGCACCGAGTCTGGGCTAG